GTCTCTGGGAACCCCCTAAGAGAGAAGGAAAGAAGGGCATCGCATGGATGCCCTATATTACTAGCACCTATATAGTTCCGGGCCTTTTGAGGCGGCTCAGAGTCGTAGCCGTCGTCTATAGCCTGTGTAATTTCAAGGCAGTTGTTTGGGTCTAGGAGTTGATTAAGGTCCTTAAATGAAAATTCCTCAGAATGGGATTTCGTCATCTAGTTTCTCCGCCTTTTTCTGGGGGGCAACTTCACCCACAGGCAACCAACGCTTAACTTCCGCATTCTTGCGAGTATTGCCATCACGGTCTTTCCATTCTTTGCCCATGCCAACTGTGATGCGGCATGTTAAACCATTAATAGTTTCAACATCCCCCGGCCTATCTGGATTAGGGTGCGCTGCGGCGGTAAGGAACGTCTTGAGTTGGCGATGCCCAATAGTTTGTGCCTGTTCGGATGTGTGGACAAGGTTGAAAAAGGTTCTTATATCCCCTGCTCCATCACTATCCACGAACTCTACTACCAATCTTTTGTTGTTGGTTTCGCCTATCGACTCAACTCTAGCGTTTTCTGCGACAGCTACATATTCACCGGGGGCCAGTCTTAATGGCCCAGCTTGCTCGATATTGCTTAAATCGAGAGATTGAAAACCTTCCCACTTCATTTTAATTTTCCTTTTTCGTTTTGGTCATAGCGGAATATTCATCGTCGTCCATTTCCATGCGTACGAAAAGTTCTGTTATGTCGTAACACTCTTCGAATGGATCGAGACGGTGTCTAGGATCGCGTGTTTTACCGTGCCATCCATGTACTTCATCAGTAACAATATACCTTTTAACTTTCGGCTTGCCAGTATCATCGACATCAGTTGACCTGACCCCGCATAATACATGGTCAAAGAGAGCCGGTATCTTCTTGCCTACAGCCTGCCCTGCTACCATTGGCCAATACTGAGTGACGTCGTTGGCGTCCTTTTCTTCCTTGGCCAGACAGGTAATGTAGACGTGGTACGGAAGATCCCGAATCCACTTAAGAGATCCGGTCATCAATCGTCCATAATCAGCCCACAAAGCAAACGTATTCTTGTTTCCTTCATGCTCTTTTTCCAAAAATTCCATAAGTCTTTCGCCAAGTTCGGTTAAGCTGTCGATACATATCCACTTGTACCCCATTGCTTTAAACTCAGCAGTCTGCATCAATTTAACAATAGACCGAAATGAATACACATTGTTGTCTTCATCAACAGGCCCGTTCCATGAAATAAACGGAAGATAGTCTATATCAATATCTCCTATAGACTTCAAACCAGCTTCGCCTGATATCACAAACCCTTTGCCATACCTTTCTTGAAAATTACGGCACTGCCATGTCTTTCCAAAACCGTGGTGGGCGTAGAGTAATGTTTTTACAGGTGATTTTTTTAAGTTAGCTGTAGACATCATCTTTAATTTCTTCATTCAACCTTCTCCACTTTGACTGTAGGCGTCATCAGAGTGCGAGTGAGGGCATCGTGAAACACTCTCTTTTCTTTATCAGATAATTTCTTGAACGCGCGTTTATCAATGCTGATTGATTCCTTCGCGAAAACTGGCATCCCGGTTCCCTGTGAAAAAATATCTCGCAGGGTTTCTTGGCTCCAGTTCCACCGTTCACTTCGTCGCACAATGATAGTGTAATCGCCAGCGTCAAAGGTATGTTCACCTTCAATTTCTGGCGCCATTCTGCTTAGTTCATCTACTAACGTGGCGCGTTTTGTTTGGAGTTCTTCGATTTGTGATTCGACTGCAATAAATTCTTCGGCAGTCTTAGCAATGCTAAGTAGCGTCATTACTTCTCCTATTTGCACCCAGCCAATGAATGGGTCTTGCAAGAATGTGTTATTTCTACTATACACCCCCAGTGCTTTCAAGCCTTATCTCAGGGGGGTTCAGTGAAATTAAACATACAAAAAATTGTCGATGATTTTGGTGGCGCGAGTGCCGTGGCCGACATAGTCGGCACCCCCAGAACAGCACCTTATGGCTGGATTAGGCGGCACTATATTAGTTCTAGGGTCTTTGAGGCCCTCAAAAACCACAACCCACAAATGAAACTTGACTCATATTTTGAAAATGAAAAAAACAGACGAGGCGCTGGAACTTCTTGACCGTGGCTGGTCAATCATACCAATAAGACCTGATACAAAGCGGCCCAGAATACGATGGCGAGAATTTCAAGACCGCTTACCTACTGAGGAAGAAGTTAGTTCTTGGTGGGATACGTTCCCAGATGATGAGATAGCCCTACTTACTGGACATTTATCAGGTCTTGTTGTAGTCGATTGTGATAATGAAGAGGCACTTCACGCCGCTTTCGACGCCAACATGAGAAGTCCCGTGCGGGTTAAGACCCGCAGGGGGTGGCACCTTTACTTCAAACATCCCCGTGACGGCATACGTCGTGGCCCCAAGGCTGGCATTAATTCGCGCGGAGACAATTGGCCGCGCATCAATGGACTAGATTTTCGTGGCGATGGGTCTTATGCGCTGGTGCCACCATCTACAAATTACACATGGGAGATAGTCCCAGCGCATTACTTAGAAGACGCGCCGCTGTGGAAAGATTGGACGCCAGAACTGCAACCAGTTTCTTCTGGAGAATTTGAGTTCGGCAACCTTGACTTGAGTGATGTCCGCCCTCTCAGTGAGTTTATTAGTGAGTGGGACCGTACGTCTAAATTTGCATCTGAGCATTTCAAAGACGGGAAAATCCCCACTGGCGAGGGCAATGGTCGCAATGAACGGGTTATGAAGTACGCATCTGAGTGCCTGTTAGACGGCTATTTTGGCGCAGAACTAAGGGTTAAGTGCAACGCCTTCATGGACGAATTTTTCGTAGATCCACTCCAAGAATCAGAATTCAACTCCACTGTAGCTAGTATGGAGCAGTCAGAGAGGCGTAACCATCCTGAAAGGTTTGATGAAAGAGGCGAATATATTTTCCGGCACCCGGATAGAACAGATATCAAATCTAGCGCACGGACTAGACGCCTTATAACCATGAATGATATCAAGGAGTTAGAGGCAGCAGCCTCGTCTACGCACTATCTGATAGAGCCTTGGCTCCAGACAGGAAGCATCACGCAGATACATGGCTACTCTGGCCACGGGAAAACCATGTTTATCCAACACAGCATGGCTGCGCTTGCTTCTGGTCGCAGATATATGGGGCCGTTTGAATGTAATGGGCCAGCTAAAATACTCTACTTAGATTTTGAAATGGGGCGCAGCACAATCGCCAGAAGATTGGCGGAAATGAGGCAAGTTCATGGCGATACTATGGACAGGCTTATGGTATGGACACCTTTCATTGATGAAGTGGAAATGAACTTTCACACGAAGGAAGGTGTAGCTGAGTTACAACTGTGGATAGAATTTTCTAGCCCAGATGTAGTGGTCATTGATACCATCAGGACAGCGTGGCCGGGACTTCAAGAAAATTCAGCAGAGCAATGGAGTCTAGTGAACAGTCTTGCTGTGCGTCTACGAAATGCCGGGATAGCAGTCATCTTAATTCACCACAGCAACAAGCCGTCAGGAGAAAATGGGCTTGGGCGTGAAGCTGGCAGCACCAACCAACTTACAGTTGTGGAAACTCAGATCAGAATTACACAGGTGTATGAGGATAAGGATACAGCAAAAAGTAATGCCGCCTTGTGGGATGGGGATTACCCATCTCCCGTATGGCCAAAACTAAGTTCAAGAATACCACCTGATTGGCGTCTGTATATGGTCCTTGAAGTTCGCTATGGAAAAGTGCGTGAGTGGACTGACCTACATGATCGTATCCAATGGATAGGTTTCGCAGAAAATAATATCGAAGATGAAAGAATAATCGTCGCCTCTCGCAGCACCAAGCAAAAAGCTAAAGACATGGCACTTGAATCTACGGGCGAGGAAGATATAGCGAAGGTATTAGGTCGGCCGGTACGGGTAATAAAGAATTGGCTATCCTAGTCCTTGTTGGCGTTCCAGATATCTTGGCGAACACACAGCGTTGAGAATGGCAACTCACTGAGTTCTGAGGGCAGTGTCATCCTTGTTCGCTCTCTCGCCTCATCACACGAATAATCCAGTTCCCACCTTTTGTTTGCGTTGAGTGTCAAATTTACAGGAAATGGCTCTGATATAATGCGGATGTATTGATCGCCATTACATCCAGCGGGGTCTTGGCAAATAGAAAAAACCATTAGAAACATAACCTGTACATCGCCGATAAAAGTTAGCATTTACTCTCTCGAATAAGGGTTTGATCCAGTTTTATTCGGGCCACCCCCGAGGACATGATCCGCTAATGACATACCTGTTATTTGATTAGGTAGATCCCATCCATCATAGACTCCACCTTGAGCCTGTCTATCAATTGGGATGCTAACCTTCTGGCCCACCCAAATTTCGTTTGGATTTACTATGTCGGGATTGGTTCGCAAGAGGGCGTCTAGCGAGACCCCGTATGTCTTGGCAATCCCAGTAAGGGTATCACCTGATTTAACCTTTATTTTAATAGGCTCTAGTGGCATTTCGTTGCCACCTAATCCAGCGCCAGTATCTCTTATTATCCCAGAACCAGTCTCTCTTTCCATGAAATGTGTCCTTTGTATCTATCGTCCCTGTCGTGACTGTATCAGTTTTTACGGCGTCTTGGCCCGATATATTTTATTTTAGCTCCGGGCCAAATCTTTCTAATCTCGTCTACAAACTTAGCTACTTCTGGAAATCTGGAACGATTCAGCGCTGCTAGGTACTTTCGTTTTGACATGATCTAGTCGATATATTG